GTCTGGATGCGGCCATCGTACTTGTAAAACTTGTCTACGCCCATCCAGTATGTAACACCAGAAGCCAGAGCAACAGCGTTTGGCCCAGCAATAGATACGTTATCCGCAAGGAGTTGATTGCCCCATACATACGGCGATCCAAGGTATTGCAGTGAATACATTGTTGAATCTGTCCAAACCAGAATCTCTTGCCGACTTTGAATTGCAGTGACAATCCTAGAGCCGTGCGATAGTCGTATGCTGCCTGCTTGGTTTGTGGCTGCTGGCGTCCATTGGGTTACGGACTCTTGATCGCTCCACCGGATCAGCATTGGGTCAAAAACGCTAGACCCTGCTTCATTGGTGCCAAAACAAATCACAAATCTACTGGTGTCAGACACAAGAAAGTAGTTCTGGCTCAAGGGTGTATCTGAAGCCCCTGTTAAGGCAGAAATTGGAATGCCCCGCGGAGATATGCTGTGTACTCCAGACTGTGTTCCAGAGGTTGTAATCAAAGCGCCAGTTGGTGTGGACGATAGATTAAATGGAGATGTAGTTCCCCGCACGTAGTAGATTGTTCCGGGGATTAACCCTGTTGGCAGTGCCCCAGTGGTCTGAAATGTAATGGGGGTAAACTCAGCTAAAGTAAGTGCTGTCGTAACAGCGCCGGGTGTTGCAATGCTTATGGTTGTTGTTGTTGGCTCATACCCAATTGAAGCATCCCAGTAGTACAGTGGATACCCTCGGGGGCCGTAGATCAGGTTTTGACCAAAGTTGTTTTGGTTCCAAATCCGCAAAGAATCTGTTGACGTGGCTCCGTATCCCCAAGTTCCAACGGTAGATGGTGGTGTGGTTACCGGGGGTGTTCCCCATGTACCTGCTCCCCAGCCAAAAGGCGGCACTACGGTACTTGTCCCTACGTTGACTTGATACGATGCGTAAACAGTTCCACCACCCGTAGCGTTAGACGATGCGTTTCCAGAAGCTGTTATGGTGTAAGTTCCAGTTCCAATGCTAGAAATCTGGTACTCGCCATTAAGGGTTAACCCGCCTACAGCAGTAGCTCCGGTGTAAGTAACAAAATCGTTTACAACGTACCCGCCAGTTGCATCTGCTACGGTAACTGTGGGTGAGCCTGATATTGTTGTGAACGGGTTTGTCAGAGTGTGCGTGGAAGATATTGGCGTTATGTCGTAGTAAAACCCTTCGGTTTCTACGTAAAACTTCAGGTTAGTTCCAACGCCCAAAAAATTTCTTGAGGAAAGCGTTACCCAATTCCACAAAGACCGGCAAACTCCAAGGAAGTAATTGGCAGAAATTCTTGCCCAACCACCGATTTTCTCAGGAGTTCCTTGCCGGAATCGGACTAAATTAGATTCGTACCATCCGTTTTCGTTCGCATATCTGGTGTTTTCTCTATTGACCGATGGCTTGAGTGTGATTTTTTGTAGCGGCACAGGGTAACCTCATGCGGTCATGGCGAGGGCTTCGGTGTTTACACCAGCTACTCGGGTACTCCACCCCTTGCCAAATGTTGCGAATGTCGGCAGAGACTCAAGGAACGCTTGCCTTTTTGCATTGTACGCCTTGATGAGTTCTTGGGGTTCTTTATCATCTGGGGAAAATATTGCAATTGGGCCGATAGAGCCGTCAGCCTTTACACCAACCAACTCCTGAAGAAACTTAGCAGCCCTACCCGGACCGGAGTTAACCGCAAAGTCGAACACAGCGTAGTCCACGCCATCAGGCAGGTTGTCGCCCTGAATCTTGTCCCAGTATTTACGGCGGTACAGCGGGGCCACCATCTCTGGCGTCAGGGAGCGCATCTCCTTCTCACTGGATTCACGCCCTACCCACTCTTCCCATACTGCCTTGGTCACGCCGAGGTTCGTCATTCCACCTTTATCTGCGGGATGGTTACTCCAACCACCCTCGTGCTTCAGTACGTGGATCAGCGCATCGACGAAGTTCTCTTTCATTGGTTTGCCTTTGCCATCTCAGCCAGCTTGTCGGTCTTGTCCTGACTCGATTTGCTCGTGCCGTAGAAGAAATTCAAAATTGTTGCCACAACTGTGCCCAACAAGAAGCCAAGAATGGTGTCGGCAAACCGCACGTTCTGCACAGGGATTGTGGCAAAGGTAATAGCTGCAATGTACGCTACCGCAAATAGCGACCAGAACGAAGCAAAGTAGTAGACGAACCGCTTGGAGAAAATGTCCGACTGATTGAGCGCATTGTTCTGCATGTCCCGCGCACTCTTGACGTTCTCAAGGTGCATCTTGGCGTACTCCATGTCCAGTTCGCGCAGCTTCTTGCCTGCTTCCGGATCGCCAACAATGGCGTTTGCCACGGCTGCAACGGTATCTTCCACTCCAAATTTCTTTGAGATCATTGACACAATTGCGCCGCCAGCAGGCCCTAGGGCCGCAGTAGCTAGAGTCGGGGCAAAGCCTTTGAGTAGGTTAAGCAGTTGATCCATATCAGTATCCAGCTTTGGTTCTAGCCTCTACCTCGTAGGGGCTGTTGATATAGCCGTACCGCAGAAGGTAGTAAAAGATTTTGATGGTCCACATCATGGCACCGTCGCGTTCAATCTGGGCCACATGCACAGCTTCATGCAGGGCTAATGGTGCGTTGTTTTCTTCACCGGGACGGCAGTACACCGTTTTCCACGGCGTTGTTACTGCCAAAGCGTTTGCAGCTTTTAGGAACCACAGCACAAAAAACGGAGCAGTCTTCATGCTTTGCTTTCAAGCTGCGCTACGCGATCACTCAGGGTTTTGATGATTTGAGTCTGCTCTTTGATGGCATTGACCAGCACAGCAATCATGGACTGATCGTTGAACCGCAGCTTCTCAGGGTCTTCGTTATCCACGATGACTGGGTTAGCGCCTTCTTCAGCCAGAACATCTTGTGCTTTAAAGCCGTAACGCAGGGGTCCGTGGCCTTCTGTAGCTTTGCGGTTTTCCTTGTATCGGTAAGCAGTCGGCTTGAGTTTGCACACAAAATCCAGTCCATGTGGCACTGGTGCAAAGTCAGTCTTGTCCCGAGCGTCAGATACAACCGTCCATGCCACTTGGATGTAAGCATTGGTGACAGCGGTAGACCCCATGCAGAAACGGTTGCTTTGAGTTGTTGGGTCAAATACTGGTGCGTAACTAGTTCCACTATTTTGCGGGTTTAGCATTGTGTTGCCGCTGCCCGTGGTAACACCATTAAGTGCGGTGTACCCTATGCCAACATTAGCTTGCCCAGTGGTGTTGTATCTAAGCGCTGAATAGCCTATGGCTGTATTAAATAAACCTTCGGTATTTGCATACAGCGATTGGTAGCCTATTCCTATATTATTTGTGCCAGTGGTATTGCTGTAAAGTGGCGTAGTTCCCATAGCTATGTTGCCAACACCAGTTGTATTGGTGTAAAGCGCCAGCCCTCCAATACCTATATTGGCATTTCCTCGGTTGGAATATAAAGCAGAACCGCCAATCGCAATGCTTCCAGTTCCTAGCGATGCGCCAAAACTACCATACATTGCACTAAGACCAATTGCAATATTTTCCCCAGATGATGTAACAGCATTACCCATTGCATCTTGACCAAGTGATATATTCCAACTGCCAGATGTATATTTTCCTGACCGAAGACCTACGGCGACATTGCTAACGCCAGCACCCGTGTATTGGTCAAGTGCGCCTCCCCCAATTGCTACATGACTGTCGCCTGTTGTATTGGCAATAAGTGCGCCTGATCCAATGGCAACATGCGAACTACCTGTTGTATTAGCAGCAAGGGCGTTTTGACCAATTGCAACATTGGAAGCCCCGGTAGTGTTAACAGCAAGAGCGCTTTTCCCATACACAGTATTTGAATCAATATTCCCACTGCCAATACCCATGTTAAATGGTGTAGATGCAATTTTTACGTAATCTGTACCGTTCCAAGCAACTACTGCCTTTTCTCCGTCAATAAGCGTAATTCCTGTGGTCGGGGTAGCCCCGCGCACGGTAAGCAGGAAACCGCCTGTACCCGCGTTATTGATTAGGTATTGCCTGCTGCTTGCTGGCAGGTTCAGGTTACGTGCCGCAGTCTTTGCACCGCTAATGTTCAGAATGGCGTACTGTGCCGTGGTGGATGTGATGCCTGTAGCTGCGTTGGTTCCACTGGTGTTGGTCAGGGTTACATCAGTTGTCGTGATGGTAATAGCCAACTGACCGGCAATGGCAATGTCCAAATAGGATGTAAGGCCGTTATTTACCAGATCGCCCCATGTTCCAGATTCTGTTCCAGTTGTCGGGGTGGCTAGGTTAAGAAGCGTGGATGGCATGGTTTATCCTTAAAATCAATCGCTGCGAAGTAACGCAGACGTATAAGTATTAGCTGGCATTGTTACAACAAATGTATATGTCGGCGTTTTGTCTGCCCCGAAATCCAAAACGGCTATAGCTTTGTTGCTTTTTGAAGCGTTGTAAATCAATGCGCCACGGCAAGTGAAATTACTTGGCTCCCAAGAGGCGTTGTTAAAATTTACATACGCCACACCTTCACTCGTGTTTACAGTTGCACCAGTTAAAGTAACGCCACCCGCTGTATATCCGCCAGTGGCAACTTCATTGGCCGTGGTGTATGCAGTTGTATCAGCGTTAATGGTTGCGTCTGATGTGTACAGAGCCAACTTGATAGTGTCGGTAAGCAGGTTATGCACTGCTTCGTACAATTCAGCTTTGAAGCTAGTGCATTGGGTCTGTGAAATGCTCATTACAGCACCTGCGTTCTAGGTTGTCCACTTCGGTATGCGTCTTGTCTGAGTTTGCCGTCGCTCAGGTTTTTCAGCAGGGCGATGGATTGAACATACATATCTTGGTACATTTTCACCAAGTCAGGTTCACCCTTCATGAAGCGAATAGCTTCTACCAAAGCACCGTTAAGCAGAGCAGAGTCAAAGTTCTCACCCAACCACGTATCTCCTGCGGTTACGATGCTTTCTGGGTAGAAGAAGTAATTCATCTCCAGTGTGTACGCAAGGTCGGGTGTTGGGCCAAATGAGAACCTAATCTCGTTGGCATCACCTGTTTGCGGCCCAAAGATGGCGTAATACTTTGGCAACCCCGTAGCTGCAACTGTTGGGTAGGCTTCGCGGATAAAGTTTACATCCTTGTTCAGAAGGTATGTATAAACGTTTGTAGATGGGTGGATGACTGCAAGATCAAACGCCGACAAGAAATCTGCCGGTGCATTGGTGTACATACTGGACGGGGTAAGTACACTCGTCGTGTTTTTGCGGAGCGATGGCAACTGAGCGGTGTTGTAGATACGCTGCTCTGTTTGCTGTGTAAACAGCTTAAGCATGTCCGCCGAGAACGTGTTCTCGCAAACGTCCGCAATGTTAGCGCAAAGCTCCGTGTACGTCATGCCGCTACCTCGTATTTGTTGCGTTTTGATTCATTTTCTCTTGCGCGCATAACTTGTAAATTATTTGGGACGTGTAGACCAGACACTATTTTACCTTGCAAGGGAATGATGTGGTCAACAGTCCAAGGTTCATTATTTACCCTAGAAAGCATTGAAGCAACCGAGTAAATGCATTTAATTTTTAGCTTATCAAACTCAGTCTGCCATATTGGAATGCGTTGAAGCAGCGCCGCTCGGCGTTTTGACGCATCAGCATTTGTTAAATGCTTGTGATTGCTTCTGTATGTTTTTTTCCTATCGGCATTCCACTGCTTTTTTTGGCGATACCTAATTCTTGCTTTGGCGTTATACGCTTCTTTTGTTTCTTTGGGAAGATTAGCAAAACGCAATTTTTTTGCGGCACTCACTTTTTCAGCATTAGCCTTACCCCAAACTTTGTTTATTTCAAGCAGGCGATCCTTATTTTTAAGGTAGTACTCCCTGCGCTTAACTTTGGCAATGCTTGGGTCTTTGTAAGGCATGATACTAAGCTAGAGGACCCCGAGACATGGTTCCTTTAGTCGCGCAGCCAGCACCACGCATTTTGATTCCGCTGGTTTTTACGCCTGCGTAATCTTTGCTACGGTAGTTGCCAACTGATACGCTGTCGTCACCAACCTTACCTCGGTCGCCGCCATCGTAACCAGCACTTTGAATGCTGACTTTGCCGCCAGTCATTGTGTGGGGCTCGGCGTAAACGGCGGCAGAGCCCACCTCTTTGCCCATGAGTTTTTGACTGAACTTAGCCATTATTTGCTCCGTTTCTGGTTCACGACCTTAGCCATGTTGCGACCATACTTCAGCATGTCCTCGTTGGTCTTGCCGCCATTACCGCCCTTACTTTTTTGAACGGGAACAGTTTTTTGAGTAGCCATGATTTGCCTTTCGTGAATTAGGGTGTTACCCTGTCTGAGACTGTTGAAGTTTACACTAGCTTGCTAATTTTCGGTAAATTTATGCGCCCGGAGCAGTGGGCCATTTAATCGTTTCTGGGAATCCCGGCTGCTCGGTAACGTCCCGTAGAGCCTTGCGGTAGACTATCCAGTCGGCTTTGTCCGGTTTTGAATAGTCACCCAATTGCGTCCAGTCGCACTCAGCTAAGAGCCGATTGCGCTGCTCACGGGCTACTGATCCAAGTTGCGCCAGCCGGTCAGCCTCACGCTGGGCCTTGTCCTCGTCCGTCAGGGCCACCAGTTCAGCGGTGTAGACC